TCAGTCTATAGTATTGAACGCAGGAACACCAGGCGATTGGACAGTAATACCAGTCCCACCTAGCAAATCATCAGACCAATTTTTAAATAGTTTTGTAACATCAGCAAAACTACATTTATCAACAGTTAGTGGTTTTTTTATAGTTACCGCACAATATCCACCACCCGCACCTCCCGCACCAGGAATCGTTAACTGGTCTGGCTATACTGTTTTAGATTAATTTTAATCTCTTTATATTTATAGAAAAAGATTAATCTTATGTCTAAAAATGATGTATTGATAACCCTTATTAAAGAGGTTGTCAAAAATGAAGTTAAACAACAACTTAAAGAGGAAATAGCAAAACTCATTAAGTCGGGAAAACTTCAACTTCCAGAAAATAAAAAAGTTACAAACTCACCGAAAACTCAAGTAGGTGGTGGTGGAAAGTTGGTTACAAATACTGGTTTTGGAAAAGGTGGAATGAATATATCCGACATACCCTATAACGCAGTATATGAGTATGACACGGAAATGTATCCAAATGTTCCTAAAAAAGAATATACGAAAAATACAGCATTGAATGAGATATTAAATCAGACAAAACCATTTACCGCTGCTGAGAGAGCGTCTGGGCCATCACCTATGATGTCAATGACAGGCGGAAGCGTATTGGATTCCATTCAAAGAAAATCCGAGGATGATTGGGGAACAATAAGTTTGGACACATCTAAAATGGCAAAACAATCAGTATCCTCAGCACAACCTGAGAATGTGGATGCGGTTACTAAAGCTTTAACTAGAGATTATTCCGAACTTGTAAAAAGATTTAAATAATGGCTATAGAAATAGGTAAAGTTAATGTACAAGATTTATCCCAAAACGATTATAAAAGTTTGGGAATAGGAATAAACAGACGTTCCATAAATAATGGAATTTTTGCTGTTAACTTTACAACTATAGACCAAGCTAAAGACAATTTAATAAATCTTATTTTAACAAAAAAAGGTGAAAGGTTGATGCAACCAAATTTTGGATGTGATATATGGAATATCGTATTTAGTCCAATCGTAGATGAAGATATTTCATTCGAAGTAGAAACTGCTATAAATAATGCTGTTGAATCGTGGTTACCATCTATAAGTATTACTAGTATTTTTGTAGATACAAATGATGATTTAAAAGATACTAACAGTATAGTAGTAAGTTTAGGTTTCGCACTAAAATCAAATCCTAGAATAACCGATTCAGTAACCATAACAATAAATCAATAATGGCAATTAAAAGCGTAAAAAAATCTTGGGGAAACAATAATAGAACAATAAATTATATTGGTAGAGATTTTTCTGCTTTCCGCCAAAACTTAATAGAATATACAAAAACATATTTTCCAGATACATATTCGGATTTTAGCGAAAGTTCACCTGGTATGGTGTTTATAGAACAGGCAGCTGCAGTTGGTGATGTACTTTCATATTATCAAGATACACAACTAAAGGAATCTTTACTAACATATGCAACAGAGAAAAAAAATATATTAGCTTTGGCACAGGCAGTTGGATATAAACCAAAAATATCAACACCAGCTGTTACAAACATAACAGTTTATCAATTAGTTCCATCAGTATACAATGTAAACGGAAACACAGGAACAAACTACGAACCTGATTCAAATTATTATTTAAGAATAAATGCAGGGATGCAAATTAGGTCTAAAGAAAATTCTAACGTAGTATTTAGAACTGTCGATGTAGTTGATTTTAGTAAAGATACTGACAGAGAAATATCCGTTTATCAAGTTGAAGCGGTGACGGGTGCACCAGAACTTTATTTAGTTACTAAAAAAGTACAAGCAATATCCGCAACAGTAGTAGAAACAACCATATCAGTACCAACAACTGAAACTGATTATCCAAGCGTTACTATAACCGATGAAAAAATAATAGGTATTGAGAGTTTGGTGGAAACCTCTACTAACACTAAATGGTACGAAGTGCCATATTTAGCACAAGAGTCAATATTTACAGAAGTAGCAAACACCGATTTCAATTCTGAGTTATCACAATATTCGGATAATGTACCATATATCTTAGAAGTACAGAAAGTACCTAATAGATTTTGTGTAAAAGTAAATACAGATAATTCTATAGATTTACAATTTGGCAATGGTAATAATACTCAATATGATGAAACCGTACTACCAAATACTAAAAACATAGGACTTGGGTTAGCATCATCAATAGAAAGACTGAATAGTAGTATAGACCCATCTAATTTTTTAAAGACTAAAACTTTAGGAACATCACCGGCCGGAAAAACCTTTACCTTAAGGTATTTGGTTGGTGGTGGAGTAGAATCAAATGTAAACGCTAGCACGTTAACATCAATATCAAATATTGAATTTGATGAGGATTTATTATCAATAGATAATCCTGCTTTGTATAACACCATAAAAGAGTCAGTAGCTGTTGAGAACTTAGAAGCAGCAACGGGTGGTAGAGGTGCTGAGTCTGTTGAAGAGATAAGACAAAATGCATTGGCTATGTTTGGTTCTCAAAATAGAGCAGTCACAAGACAAGACTATATAGTAAGGGCTTTGAGTATGCCAGAGAGATACGGCAGTATTGCTAAGGTATATGTAGCACCTGATACGGAGTTGGATAGTAATGTAGATAATAACTCAGCAATGACAAACAACCCATTTGCGATAAATATGTATGTACTTGGGTATGATTCTAATAAAAAATTAACATCACTAAATCAGGCGGTAAAACAAAATTTAAAAACCTACTTATCAGAATATAGAATTCTGACAGATGCGGTAAACATACTTAATGGATTTATTGTTAATATAGGAGTAAATTTTGAAGTAACAGTTTATTCGGGTTATAACAAATCGGAAGTCTTATCTCAATGCTTACTACAACTAAGAGATTATTTTGACATAGATAATTGGACTTTTAATAAACCTATAAACATTTCAGAGATAGAATTATTATTAGCTAATGTTGAAGGTGTGTTAAGTGTACCTAAAGTTGAGATAATAAATTTATGCGCAGGAGAAGGTAACTATTCTTCTAACACATACGACATATCATCGGCTACCATAGGTAAAATAGTTTATCCATCTTTAGACCCATGTGTGTTTGAAGTAAAATATCCAAACAAAGACATTAAAGGAAAGGTAATATAAAATGCATAAATTCTATAAATCATTATTTGACGCAAGCGTATATCTTCAACAACCCGACCAAAACGCAGGTCGTGATGAAATACTTGAAGTTGGTAAATTATATTATGGTGATATAAAAGACATATATCGTACATTAGTAAAATTTGACATAACAGAAGTATCTTCATCTGTTGCGTCTGGCCAGATAACGGGTAGTTGGAAAGCTTACTTGAATTTATACGCCGCAAATTCAGAAGAAATTCCACTACAATATACAATATATGCAAATGCTGTATCTCAAAGTTGGACAATGGGAACGGGTACTAAATTTGATAACATAAGTACCGATGGTGTTAGTTGGAAATATCGTGATGGTGTAAACAAATGGCAAGATAACACAACAGGTGGTAGTGCTGTATTTACATCTGGAACAACAGGTTCAGCAAATGCTGAAGGTGGTACATGGTATACAGGCTCCGAAGCATCTCAATCATATGATTATGAACCTGATGATGTTAGAATGGATGTAACGGGTATAGTAAAATTGTGGATTAGTGGTTCGTTACCAAACAATGGATTTATTGTTAGACACAGTTTAGTAAATGAAGAGAATACACAAGATTATGGTACTTTAAAATTCTATTCAAAAGAAACAAAAACAATATACGAACCTAAGCTAGAAATAGTCTGGGATAACAGTACATTTAATACTGGTTCACTATTACCTGTTACTGGTTCATCTGATTCTGATATTTTTGAAAATACATCGGTAGTATTTACTAATCTAAAAAAACAATATCTAGTAGATAGTGTAGTTAGAATAAGAGTCAAAGGTCGTGATAAATATCCATTGAAGTCATTTGGTACATCATTTGAATATGACCAAAACAAATACATACCATCTACATCTTATTATCAAATAGAGGATTATATAACGCAAGATATTATAATACCTTTTGGTGAATACTCAAAAATAAGTTGCGATTCTAAATCAAATTATTTTGATATAGATACAACTGGATATGCTGTAAACAGAGTCTATAAATTAAAATTGAAAATCATAGATAATGGTATAACAGAAATAATAGATGAT